ATTCCACTGCTTCAACAGTGAGGTCGCGTTGAACATTCCGTCTTTCGTGCGTTGCTGCACCTGGAAGTCGCCCATGGGGCGCACCATAACATTGTTCGTCTTCATAATCTATATCCTCCTCATTTAGTTGTCACCATGACGGTGAATTCGAAAGTTTCCCGGTTGATGTGGGTCTTGTAGGTCTCACCTTCCCGTGGATAGGCGAATTTCACATAACCGACGAGGTTCTTGGCAGAGATGCATGCCTTGTAGTCAGGCAAGTTCACCGTCAGACTTTCACCCAGCCGGAGACCTCTCAATGTCGTCACGTTGATAGTCATATACCTTTTTATTTATTTGTTTTTACTTTTTTATGTCTAAAAATTTGGCGGTTCGATTCAAATGACTTATTTTTGCAATCCCTCAATCACAAAAAGTGAAGAAATGTGACGAACTCGCCGAATTCTTTGGCAAATATAGTTCAAAAGAACAAACAAACAAAATTTTTGACCTACAAATTATGGTCAAAAGAACATATTTAACATTTTATTGAGTTTTAGTTGATAATTATTAAATATCTAACTATGGAAGTAAATGATAGAATAAAGATGCTGATTGAACACGAAGGGATGAATGTTAGTTCATTCGCAAAGAAAATCGGTTTCAATCAATCTAACTTCTCAAAAATATTGAGAGGTGAAAGAAATGTTCCCGCAAATTTAATAGAATTGCTGCTTGACCACACTAAGGTCAATAGAACTTGGCTCCTGACCGGCGATGGCGATATGCTCAACGGCTCCGACGTGTCATTGGTAGAGCCTACCGATGTGATAATCGAAGAGGAAGTTCATGTTACACCAAACGGCACACGCTTCCTCCAAACAGATAGAGGTAACTTTCTCATGGAGGTGCCCGTCGTGCCAATAGCAGCACTCGGCAGCCCTGAAGACGAGTGGGCTGAACGCCAACAGCAAGAACCGATTGAGACGTTGAAGTTCGATGTGGACGGCGTACACAAGGGAAACTACTGGGTCTTCAAGGTCGAAGGCCATTCCATGGACAATGGCACATACGACGGCTTCCGGCAGGGCGATACCGTGTTGGTTCGCGAACTGCCACGAGATGAGTGGGCCCCAAAACTCCACATCAACACATGGCCATACTGGGTCGTTGTGTTCGACAACAACGTCCGGCTTAAACAAATCATCTCCCAGGACACAGAGGCAGACACCATAACACTCCATTCGCTCAATCCTTCACCGGAATACACGGACTTCACTCTTCCACTCTCACGCATCACACATCTCTTCAACGTGATCCGGAACGACCCACGCCCAAACATCTATAAAAAATAAACATCATGAAAAAACTCACGATCATCATCATCGCGGCCTTCACACTCATGGGCTGCACGTCCAAGTCAAAGCATCCGGAAACGGAAGGAACGACTTCGATAGTGATAGTTGATGAAATATCTCCCATCAAAGACTTCCTCAACACCAAGTTGAAAGGCAAGAAGGTCACCGACGTGGAAATCGTCAGCCGGGACTCCGTGCTGTCTTTCGCACCCATGACCGTCATGTACACGGAATGCGCGAAGAATAAAGCAGAGGGCACATTCCCTGGGGACGCCCTTGCGAAACTGAGCGACTATTTCTATCATGTCACGGTAGTCAGGACGGCAATGAGGTTACAGAGCGAAAGAACGGAGGACCTGACCGGGCAGCACCAGGGAGACTGGAGACGGCTCCTCAATGTCAAGGCGACACTTGATGACGGCAGCGTCATGAACGACGTCGAAGTCATCTTCGACAATGATGGCGTCACTCCATATATGACCGGACAAGACTACGATTTCGAGGTGTCAGCATGGGACTTAAAAATAAATACACTTTGATAAATCCAACCAAAAGTGTCCCCACGACACCACCCATTCGAAATAAATCCAATAAACACTAAGAAACCCCTCAGTTTGTCATAGTCCCAACGAGATCACCGCGTGAAAATGAGGGGAACGCCAGTAAATACAGGGCATCCCCTTATTTTATTAGGGTACCGAGGGATAAAATTGGAAAATTGGGAAAGGACATTTCGGGACATTTCGGTACATTTAAGACAAATTACTTAAACCAAACGTGTACCCACCATGATTTAGGTGGGGACACAAAAGCCAAAAGCACCATGAAGAAATATACATTGACAGTTGTTTTTGACCACCGGGGCCGAACTGAACGAGGAAAAGAAGGCCCCCTGGAAATAAGAATTACCATCTCGCGCAGGCGTACATATATCAATACAGGCATGCGCGTGCGCAGGAGCGAATTTACCGGCAGTGTCGTCAACAGACTTGACGCTGACGCCATGAATGAACGTCTCTCTGCTTTGCTGAAGAAGGTGGCAGCCGTTGTTGATGAGATGATAGCCGAAGGCCGTGAAATCGACAGCGACAGCGTCAAGGCGAGACTGTGGAAAAGCGAGTCCGCAAAGAAGGACGCGCTGCTGATATGGATTGACGAACAAGTGAAGATGCTGCCAGTCGTAGAAGGCACCGCCAAGCACTATCGAACGCTCATCAGGAGGTTAGAAGAGTTCGGAGCCATCCGGGAATGGGCAGACGTGACCGTCGAAAACATATACAAGTTCGACGCATGGCTTCACACGTTAACGAAACCGCAGACGGCTGCCGACATCCAGGCTGGTGTGAAGCCGGTGAAAATCACCGACGCTTCCGTCTGGAACTACCACAAGAACATGAAGACCCTACTCTATCGCGCTGAACGCATGGGGAAGATTGACCGAAACCCCTATTCCATGATGAGGAATGAGTTCAAGAAAGGGACGAAGGAAAATGTGGAATACCTGACGGAGGAGGAGATGAAGGCAGTGATGAGCATTCGTCCTGTACCAGGGACGCAGATGGCGGCTGCGAGAGACCTATTCGTGTTCCAGATGTTCACGGGACTGTCATACAGCGACGCCCAGGCATTTGACATTAGCAAATATAAGAAAGTGGACGGGAAATGGATACATACAGGGCAGCGCGTGAAGACGGGTGTGCCGTTTGTCAACCAACTACTTCCACCGGCTGTCGAAGTGCTGGAGCGATATGGGATGCAGGCACCGAAGATTGGCAATGCAGATTACAATCACGCCCTGAAGGCCATACAGTTGGCGGCAGGAATAACAACTCGCCTTCACTCGCACCTCGCCCGGCATACGTTCGCCACATACATGCTGTCGAAGGGCGTGAGCCTTCAGAACGTGTCAAAGATGCTCGGTCACACTAACATCACCCAAACGGCCCGGTATGCGAAGGTATTGGCGCAGTCTGTGCATGATGACTTCGCTATGATCGCGGAGATGCTGAAGGAAGAAACAGAAAAAGGGGAGCAGTAATGCTCCCCTCTTACTTACTACAACTAACTAAACCTAATAAAAACACTCATGAAAAACGCAATTACCTATTAGAAGTCAGAAGCGGACTGTGCGGCGACGAGTTCGTACAGAGCGAATGCCTGCGGAGCACCAGTAGCGGGGCTGATTGCGTTGCCGTTGACAGCACCTGACAACTCGGTCATCGAGATCTCAGTGTTGAGAGTGACGACGGTCTTGTTGCGGGCAGCGACAGCAGCGGAGACAGAGTCTGTGGTCAGGCGGACCTCACCATGCTGTTGCAGCACGAAGTAGTCCCAGAAACCAATACCCATGAAGTGCTTGGTTCCGTCGTTGACGTATGCGCCACCGCCATTCACAGTCTTATTGATGTGCTGCGAAGTGGTGTAGGGATAACCGGCGAGCAGACCGTTCTGGATCACGAAACCAGCGGCGGCACCAGCCACGAGCGGGGTAGCCTTCAACTGAGCCTCTGTGGTCTTGTCGATAGTGATGACAGGCACACCCTCGAAGCCCTTCGCAGCGATAGCGGCGACAGCCTCCAGAATGTTCTCATAGGTGGGATAGAGAGTGCCGGGTGTCACAGCACTGAAGGGGCCTTTGTTACCGCTCCAGTTAGCGTGTGAGTAAACCTTCTTGGCGAGGTAGATGGCAAGAGCCTTGCGGATCTTCATCACCACGAATGTGTAGAGGTCGAAGGCGGAGTTGTCGATGGCCTTGTTGCTGATGCCGATCTGCACAGCCACGCGGCGGGAAACAGCCTTGATGCTGTCGAAGTCGAGACCCTGCTCACTGATGGCTTCGATTTCACCAGCCTCAGTCACTTCTGCGTCGTTAATGCTGAAGGGCCACACTTCGTCACCTACCACACCGGTCAAGATGCTCACGCCCTGGGGCAGACCGAGACCTTCAACGGCGGTGTCGATGATGTCCTCGATTTTGAGGTTGACAGCACCTGAAGCCTCGATGGTGTTGGTCACGTTGTCACCAGCCTTCGACTGGAGAATCACAGTGTCGGCAGTACGGCTCTGGCGAACCTTGTTGAAGTACTCGCGCAACTGAACGCTCTTGTTCTCACTCTCACGCATCTTGGCGACAGTCTCAGAGTCAGCCACCATGAGCATCTCACGGCGGTTGTTTTCGAACTCGCGATTGAGAGCGGAGATCTGTGCTTTCTCCTCATCGGTCAATTCGCGCTTGGCTTTCTCTTGGGCTTCGTAGATGGAGCCAAGAGTGTCCTGGATCTCGCGGTTG